CGTTTCAATAGGTTGCCTTCCGTTTGTCCGATATATAACCCGCACCCAAGGAGGGGAGATGCGGGGGATGTTCCATGCGCCCGCCGAGGTCGCAGAACGATCCGCTTCTCAGCCTAGTCGGTTGGGTGGTGCTTGGTTTGGTAGTAGAGGTTCAATGCTTCTCGGACTATTTCGCCTTTGGTTAGGTCATATTTGGCGCATTCGTCATCTATCCAATCAATGGTGTATTGGGGGAGGCGAACGGTCAGGGTCGGGTATTTGGTCATCGTGCGAGGATTTCCGCTTCGTGAGCATCATCCAAGCATTCGTCACATTCGTCATGTACATTCATCACACTTTCATCCATGTGGATGGAGCAGACGATATCTCCTTGATCGTTGATGTAAGTGTTCATTTTGTTACTCCTTGTAGATTTTTGTTTAGTTCTGCCCATTCTTGGACACTCAAATTGTGATTCATTTCAGCCCATTCAACCGAGTTGAACTTACGAGGTACGAACTCAACTTCCTTGACGGTTGGACTGTTTGTGCGGTCAATGTTTTTCATGAGAGTTGGGTATTTGAGTATCGTGCGCTCCATCGGCATGATTCACAGATGGTGTGGTCAGCACCTATGAGTTCGGAGAACTCGCTTGCTTCTTGGTCTGTCATCTTGATCCATTTGGTCATTGATGTGGTGATTGTTTTGGCTGATGGTCGGCTCTGCAATCTTGCTGAGGCTTCAAATCCGATGTGCTTTTGGCAAGCGATCCCACCGTTTAGGTCTGACCAGAATGTTTCCGTTACTGCTGTCTTCATGATGTCCCTCCTTATGAGACTCGGTTGGTGGTTCCTCCCGATGACTTCAATCTAGGGTCATTGTAAGACAAATGCAAGCACCAAATCAGATATTTTTTGAGCCTTACTGAGTAAGGGTTTGCGGGCTACAGACCTGAATCTTGCGCACCATCGCCACAGGAATGTGCAGAATATGATCTAAATCGTCATCAGATGTACGAGATTGGAAGACGGTCACATGGTCAGCCTTGCCACCATCGCTGGTCGCCAACAGGAAACCGCACGTCTGAATGAGGTATTCGTCTTGGTCAATGTCTGAGATAGGTGTCCAGCCTGTGCCACCCGAATGAGTGTCAGCCCAAGTGACCATCACGATTGTCATGGCTTCCCTGCCAAATAATCTACGCCACGCCACCTTGCCCAGCCGTCACGGATGGGTACAAGTTCAAGGTTGAAGTCGCCGTCACCAGGTTCGTACTCGACAACTGCGAGACCTTGTTGCCAGTCTTCTGACCGGTACAACGGTCGTCCGTCAAGATCGTGGCCTCCGCGTGTGGATGGCACTGCACCATCGGTTCGTGCCAAACATCCTGGCGATGCAGCCAAGATCGTTCTCGCCCCGTCGTAGTCGTCTCTGGTTCGTTCAGCCCATTCGCGCCGGTGGATGTGGCCGAAGATGACCGAAGTCTTCTGTGTTGCCAAATACTTGTGGGCAGTCGAGCCACCTGATGCGACCTTGTCGCCGTGAATAACGTGCAAGCGTTCGTTCACCCAATGCACCCCAGTTGGGTACCCACTGAGATACTCAACTTCTGACTCGTCAAGCCTGCACAGATATGGCACTGACATGACAGGCCAGTCGTGCGGTGTGTGTCCACGTCGTAGCCCGAAGGCTGCGGAGGCTGAGTCGAGGATCATGTTGCCGAGGCGTTCTTCGTGGTTGCCTGCTATCCAGATGATGCGGGCTTTCGGTGCGAGCGTTCTGATCTGTGCGCATAGTTCGGTGGCACGGTCGATGGCGGCTTGGGTGGTGCGGGCGAACGCTGGGGTGTAGCGATATTTGCCGAACTCGCAGAGGTCTAGGTTGTCACCGACGAGGACGACTTGTGAGGGCTTGGCTGCTTTGACGATGGCTAGTGCGCAGGTGATTGCGTCCTCATCGTGGATGGCTTCCAGTGTTCCGTTGGCTTGGTGGAAGTAGCCGATCTGCATGTCAGGCAGAATCACAGCCTTCTCATAGACACCGACGGTTGGTGGTTGGATGTTGAGTTTGGGGACTGTGTAGCGTTTGCCTGGTGTTACGACTGGCCATGCTGGAGTGAGTCCGTTGCGGATGGTGTCAGCGAGCGACATTGGTTGCCCGATATCTGGTGATGATTGAGCCGTGAAGTGTTATCCCTCGCGCTTGGAGGGCTTTGATGATTTGGGCGGGTGTGATCGTTGGGTCGATCAGTGCTTCTAGTAGGTCTTTGCCGTCTTGGTCGTTGAGTCCTTGAAGGATTTCGCCGATTCGGTCACGCCTTTTTTGCGGGCTTTCTTGTCGTATTTCGTTGAGAAACTTGCCCACTGTTTGTCCCCTTGAGATGCCAGTCAATGTGTGAATCCAACTTAGTGTCGATCTTGTCCACATTTCCACCGATGGTGCGAATTGCTTCCATCACCGTTGCGTGGTCTTGATGGTTCTCTTTGCGGAACGCCATCATCAGCGTTGTCAACACGGTGCCAACCAACCCGATCAGAGCTGCGAGAACGATTCCCCAGTCCATCATGCGGGCTTGGTCGCTTCGTAATCGAGGACGGCTTGGGGCATGGCTTGACCTTCAGTGAATCGAATGTGCCAAGGCTCGGCACCAGGCATCTCCACAACTTCATGGCTGAAGCCGAAGCGTTGCTCGTTGGCAAGCAACCAGTCCATCACTTTCTTGTTGCCGGTGTTCGCAATGTCAATGGCGATACCAAGCATGTGACGTGAGCAAGTCTTCGGGTCATCGTTAGGTGCAGCGAGTGGGGCGTTGCCAGGCTTGAGATACCACTTCTCACCGTTCCAAGTGCGTGTCGAGGCATTGGGCAAAGGGGTCTTGCTGTAGCGAACTACGAACCCAGCGGTCTGTTGTTGGATGCTGCGGAATGTGTCGCCGCTGGAAGTCGGAGTCAACTTCACACCGTCAGCCTTCGCAGCCGCAATCATTGCCTCAACTGCACGAGCTGCACAATGGTGCATCATTCCGCCACAGGAAAGTCGACGCAACATTGGTGTCGTGATCTCGGACGGCTTCTTGCCAGCGAGATGTGAACAGAACTTGATCGGCACCACAGGCCAAGGCATCTTGGTCATGGCTACTTCTTCTTTGCGCCGAACGCCTCGTTGATTTCTTCAATCGTCAACTGACCATCAAGCGATGCTTGAGCCAACTTCTGAACCACAGTGGCCACAGCGGCGAACCCAGCCAACACAGCCGACTTCCATATCTCTAGTTCCGGTGCGATCACAGCCGAGCCACCAACAATGGCGAGGGCTGACGAGAGGAACACAGCCACAATACGGCCAGCGACATCTTGCATCTTCTTCATGACTTGTCTTCTTTCTTGGTTAGTGCGCCAACCAAATGAAGAGCCAATGTCCCAACCGTCACCCAGATGGCAAGTTGCTGGGTGAACCCAGACAACGTGCCAATCGTGATGATGGATGCGCCGATAGTCCAGAGGAGTGCGTGAATCTCGCCCCAGAATCTCATTGTCGTCTCCGTAAAGTAGGCGCAGGACTTGCCGCTAATAGTACCGCACCCAACGCAACTAACGCACGACGCTCAGACACAGGAATGCGTGAATCAACCGGCACATACGAATCGGCGAACCCTGAGAAGATATTCAACACCGACTCAAAAGCTTCACGCACCTCAGCAGGAGCATCCTGAACCGCAGCCACAACCTCAGCAGCTTGCTCCACAGACAACTCATCTGTGCTGATCTCATCGAACAATGCCTCAGCCTGGTCGCTGGTGATGGCGGCAAGTACTTCAGGGCTGGAGACGAATGCGGCGGCTTGGCTGGTGTCTAGGTCTTTGGTGATGAGGTCGTCGACTAGGGCAACGATCTGTTCTTCGGTTGCTTCTGAGAGTTGTTCGATGACGGCATCAAACTGTTCTACGGTCAAGGCTTCTTTCACGTCTGGTGGGGCTGGCGCGGTGTCAGGTGGCGGTGGCGCAGTGTCGGGGATTGGGAGCGTCTCGGGGGCTTGTGGTGCGTCTGGTGGGCTTGTGACTTCGACCAACGGTAGGGTAGCGGCTGGCGGAAAAGTAGGGTTTGTTTCGGGAGGTTGTGGTGCTGTTTCTGGTGGACTTGGTTGTGTCTCTGGTGGTGTGGGTTCCGTATCTGGTGGTGCTGGCATCGTTGTGGGTGGTGGCTCAACCGTTGCAGGTGGCTGCGCTGGCGGTGGCGATGCGGGTTCTGTGGTGGTTGTGGTTTCAACAACCGTCGAGGTGGTCGTCGTTGAAGTGGTGGTTGTAGATGAAGACGTTGTTGATTGTTCTGGCATGGTCGGCTCTACTTCTGGCAATGTTGTGGTCGGTGCGGAAGAAGTAGTTGACTCAGCCACAGTCGTTGTGGACACATCAGTTGTCGTTGAGGCCACAAGGCTAGTGCTGAAGGCTTCGTCCGGCACGATCTCCCAGTTGCCGTCATCAATCTTCCAAGCCAACATCAAACACGATGACCCGCCATGCTCGTACATCCACACCTCTAGTGGGATACTGCCAGCCTGAAGGCTGAGATTGCCTGACTGCCAAGCCGAACAACCCTGGTCAGTCCATGATCCCCAAGTATTGCCACCGATAGTTGCTTCACCTCCGTCATCTGATGCCAACCAGAACTCGATGGTGGTGTGTTCTGGAATCGTGATGAAGCCCGTCAGATGCACCATGAACAGATCATCAGGACAACCCTCAACAGGTTCACCGTCATAGCTGCGATTGATATTGTTCTCCAACTCACTCGCACACAACGTGTACAGCGACGTTGACTGCTGAGGCGGTATCTCGTCTATGACGTAGTAAGAGGCATCCAAGCCTTGAACCGCATCAGCACGAGCAACAAATGGGAAGAATGAAAGTAGAACCGCAGGGAGAACTATCAGCCAGCGACTGACACGCACATCGGTCAGCCGAATAGCGCAGTTATTTCATCGGCTGTCAATCCCAATTTGCTCAAAGCAGATTGGCGATCTGCAATAAGTTTAGATTTTTCAGAAACAATCTCAGCCTGCACCTCAGACCACAGGTCATCAAGCACAGCCTTTGTAGGTTTTGCATCATCAGACAACCAAGTCAAACCTGCATAATCGTCGCCATTCAAAGTCCACTGTTTACCTGAATAACGACGAGAAAGTATTGCGGCGTAGTCAATCATGCCAAAATCTCCATAACAGTAATGGTGCTTGCGTAGCGGCCTGAATAAATGTCGTCACCGTCAATAAGTGTTCGGTTTATATATGCGGTTCCGCTATTGTCGCCCGTGTTTATAGCCAATTTGTATGTTGTTGCGCTTGTCGTTGCTGGACTATCTAAAAAGTTGATTGACGCTGGCACCGCTTGGTTGAGGCTGTTGCTATCGGTGCTCGTTGTTGCGCGCGGCCTTGTGCTTGCCGCGTCGCCAATGCAAATGGCAGTAGAACCTCTGATGAGTTGCACATTTGCTACGCCGTTAGAAGTAGCCGAACCGATAACGCTTGCCATTACCAATATTTTGCTAGTTGCTGACGACGGCGTAATAGAAACTGACAGCCCTGTTATGTCTGTAAACGTATTGGAAGTTGACGCGCTGAATGTGTCAGTTTTTGTGGTGCTAACAACTTGTGCAACTTTGCCGCCTGCTACCGCTTGCCAAGCCGCGCCATCGTAAAACTGTGTGCTGTTGGAATCTTCCAGGAACGCGAACTGGCCTTCTGCCAAAGTCTTCTCGCCTGCACCGCCAAACGCGGCATCGCGTGTCGCTGTACCGCTGAACACCGGTATGCCATTTGAAAGCAGATTTTGATTCGCTGCGGTCAAGACTTCCGCAGCTGCGAAAGTCGGAACCTTAGTCTGTGCATTTGCGCCCATGATGCTCCTATCCTAGTCCAACGGTTGCGTCGTCAAGTTGCGACGTGTCAAGTATAAACGCTGTAATCAAATCAATCTTGCCAAACCCGATATTCACTTCATGTCTGGAAGGGCTGAGGCGATGTTGGATGGATTCGACAACCACATTTTGGGTGACCGTCAACGGGGTACCGCTCGTGAACACACGGGTCACGGACAGAATGTCACCAATCTCAAGGGCTGCGATCTGTTCCTGTTGTGCAGCCGTCAACATGTTGACCAGCACAGAAGCCTCCGAAAACCTCACCTCCGGCTCACTGAACCTACCCACCAGATTCGTAGCCAAAGCCGACCCAGCCGCCGCTGTATCCAACGGGATGTCAGTCAACGAGAAAGTCTTGATCCCGTACTCTGTTTGGCTTGCCGTACCATTCGCCACACTCGACACCGTCCCACCAGAAATCTGCACCGTCGCACGGTTCACCACAGTCTCAGCACCATAAATGTTGGACAACGACTGGATCGGGATGGCGTTGATTGCAGTCCCACCAAGACTTGCCACAGCCGTACCAAACGAAACCGACACACGCGCATCAAAGTTGATGTTCCCAGAACGGTCAGCAAACAAACGACCATCCTCAGCGAACTGCACAGCCTGCAAAGCCGCCAACGCATTCGTCGCATCCTCATAGGCAACCGTGCCACACGTTGCCACACCAGTAGAGATAGAACGCAACGCCGTAGACCAAGCCACCTCACTCCTGTTCAGAATGGTGTTGACTCGGGCTGAGGTGAGTTCAGCTGATGGGGTGAATGCTGTGAGTGTTGTTTGCGATAGTTGGGCTAGGGCATCGACACCGAGGATGGTGGCCGATGAGAGTTGCGGTTCCGCATAATCAATGTTGAGGTCGAAGACGTAGCCTGAAAACATTGCAGTTGTGCCAGCGGTGCCACCGTACACCTGCACCTGGCGACGTGGGGCAATACCCAACGCACCCTGATACCAAGGTGAGTCAGTGTTGAGTGGGTCAAACTGTCGGCCTGAAGCCTGATCGTTCGCAACGATGTTCAAGGTTCCGGCGTTGAAAGTGTCCAGCTGGGTTTGACGGCCACGATTGATGTTCACTGCTTGCACATATTCGGTGATGTCCACAAAGTCTGTTGAACCATCCAGCGTGTCACCGCCATCCAATGTTGATGAATCAAGTGTGAAAGCGTCAGCAAGAAAGCCGACATCCAACAACACCTTGACCGTTTCCCCCCACTTCATCACCTTCGCCATCAGCCGAACGTCCCCGTGAACGGGTTCCCTCCATTGTTCCTAGCACGACGATTCAGAATGTCCTGAATCTCCTGAGCCACAATGTCAGGACTAGAAACCAAACCAGCATTCACCACCACATTTGTTTGACCACGATAGATGTCAGCCATGCCACCACTAGCGTTGCCAGCCACCGTAGAAGGGACAGAACCCGAGAACTCTGACATCGGATTGTTCGCAGCAATCTTCGGATACAACTTCGCCAACTCACCCCGCTTCTCCTCAGCATCATTCAAACGCTCCTGAGCCTCAGCCTCTCGCTCAATAGAATCAGCCACACGCTCACCCGCCTCAGCCTGCTTCTTCTTCGCATCATTGACCGCAAGCAACGCCTCCTCATAAGCCTTACTACCATCAGTCGCACCAGACACAGCCTCATTCAACAACTGCTGCTGATCCTTCAACTCACCAGTCGCATCAGACTGATCATCAGTCGCATCCTTCAAAGCCAACTTCGCCTCAGCCAACGCAATCTCAGCCTCACGAATAGCCTGAGGAGAAGACTCAGGATCCTTACGAACCTTCGCCAACTCCAACTCAGCATCCTTCACAGCGAACGTCGACTGCTCAATCCGATACCCAGCCCGCTCAACCCCACGCTGAGCCTTATCCAAAGCCAACGCAGCTGCTTTCGCCTCCGGTGAATCAGCACCAAACCCAGCAGTCACCTGCACCAACCTTGCCTGCGCTGTGGCTAGATCAGCATCAGCCTGAGCCTTCGCCTCATTAGCCCGCTTGGAATCCTTCTGCGCATCAGTAAACGCCTTCGATGCTTTCGTAGAAGAACGCATCGCATCCGTGTACTTCTCCAACTTCTGCTTCGCAGTTTCCACAGCCTTAGCCGCACCAGTCGTCGCCTTGTCCTTGTCCTCTTCCTCTTTGATACCAGTCCGAATGACTTTGCCAACACGCTCCGCGTTCCGAACCTGCTGCTCAGTAGTCCTGTTGCTCGCAAACTTCAACGCATCCAACTCCAACCGTGCCGACCTCACACCGTTAGCCAAATCCAAGAACAGTTGATCCGCTCCAGCAAGTTGCTCGTCAATACGGTCACCGATGTTGCTGGCCGTTACACCAACCGCAAGAGACTTGAATGCACCAACAGCGTTGAATGACGCTGCACTAGCAATGACTCCGACCTGACCCAACTTCTCAATGACATCAGCCAAACTGCGCAAGAACTCAAGCGTGGCAATGTACGCACCTTTCATTACCTCAATCGCTTTGATACCGAAGTCACCCATAGCAGCAATCGCAAACTCAAACGCTCGACCAACACCCTTCTCACCAAGGTTTTCAGCAAACGCTGTGATCGCAGGAACAATGTTGTCGTTGATGAAGTTCACAAACTCTTTGAAGTAAGGCAACAACACCAACCCAACCTCGGTTGCGGCATCAGACAACGAAGCCTGCAAGATGCGCATCTGGTTGGCAAACCCTTCCGAGGTTCGCGAGAAGTCACCTTGCGCCAGGTTGGTATCTTTCAGAATCAACGCATAAGCGGCCTGAGTCTTTGCGGTGATATCGAGCGCACCCTTGCCGTCATACAAGCCCATATTGAATGCTTCTTGTTTGAGACGGACATCGTTGATGGCCACACCGAAACGCTTCAACGGTTCAGCCTCACCGGACAAACCTGAACGCAACGCAATGATCGCTTCTTCAATCGGAGTGTTGTTGAACGAAGCCAAGTCAGCAGCCAACTGAACCAACGTGATTGACATGTTTGCGGCTTGACCCTCACCAATGCCGAAGGCTTGGATCAAGTTGCCGAACGTGCCTGACGCTTCCAACGCAGCTTGCTTCGTGATACCGAATGAAGCTGCTGAAGTCTTTGCGAAGTTGTCAATGATGAACGCCGAGTTGCCGAACACCGTGTTCACCTTCGACTGAGACTCTTCTAGATTTGACGCCTGTTGCACCAACTTGAATGATGCAGCAGCCACCGCACCAGCAGCAGCAGTACCAGCAATCGCCATCGTCTTGAACGACGGGATGAGATTCTTCAACGACTGGGCAACACCCTTCTCCATCTGCTGAGAAAGATTTGTGAAACTCTTCGCCACCTTGCCAATGCCAGTAGTCGCATCACCAATATCAGATACGAACTTGACAACAAACGTGCGCTCACCAGCCATGCGCCGATTCTACTCGGATGCCTCCAACTGCTGACGCAAAGCACGAAACTCTGCCCTCATCGCATCATGTAAATCACGACCCTTCAAACCATCCCAACGAGACAAATCAGCAGGCTCATTCCACCAAGCCTCAGACAACAACACCGATTCATGGCGACGCGCACGAGGCTGACGCACCTCCCGAGACTTGATCTGTTGAGGTTGCTCAACAACATCCCAACTGAAATCGGTATCCAACAAAGCACCACTACCCTCATGAAACTCGAAGGTCTCACCAGGTGCATGCTGTGGAAGATAGAACAAACGTGCAGGGTCTTTCGTCTGCGGGTCACCAACAAGATTCAACCGTTCATGCAACCCCTGCCACACAGCCCGCCATAATGAAGCAGGCACACGCTCAGCCAAAGGCAACACCAAGTGATAGTGAGGATCATCATCACGATGCGAATAGGTTGAATACGCAAACCACTCCAACCCATCAAGCCTTGCCTCACGGAACGACTCACCGTCCATGTCCACAACCAACGCCTCAATGAACCGAACATTGCGATTGCCACGAGTAGTACTTGGGTAGTACTCGACCGGTGACCACAACGCGCCGTCAGTCTTGACAGCGTTCTCCTCATGGAACGCCAACAACTCACGCAGCTGCTCCCACGACGAAGCCAAGGGCTTCGGATAGATTGACTTCACATTCTTGAACAGAACCGCCATGACCACCTCCCTACCCATCAGGGTAGCGAACTGGCAGGGAAAGTCAACTATCGCCCAGTTTGGTCAAAACCCTATCTATGGCGTTCAAATACTCGGTCGCTATATTGTTCTTGTTCTTCCTAACAGTAGGCCAGAAGAAATACCCTGCCTTGCCTCGATGCCGGAGGAACTGTTTGGTGGTCGGACTACGCCCACCACCGAACTCCGCACCAAAGAACACGTCACCCCTGGTCACCTTGCGCTTGCGACTGCGGTTGGGACGGGACTGCGAGACGAACCCAGACTTCTCAGACAGTTTGATTGTCGGGATTCTGTCCCGTTGCGCCCTCATACCTTTCATCACTTCTGACGCTTGGCGACTTCTAGTAACGGATGCGGCCTCATATTTGGCTGCGACGACCAACAAGTCTGCAACCTGCTGGGCTGCGATCCGCATCTCTTTGTTGAAGTTCTTGTCTGCTTGAGAGGCATCACGCAAGAACTCAGCCAACCCAATGATCTGAACTGGGTT